CACTCCCGTGGCGCCATTTTTAGGAGTTTAAGATGCCGAAAATAGCAGAAATTGAAGACACACCCAATCCGAACGCGGTGAAGTTTATCCTCAAGGAACCGCTGAGTTGGGGGATAACACACTCGTATGACAATGCAGAGCAAGCAAAGGATGATACCCTTGCCTCCACACTATTCGACATCGAACACGTGACCAATGTGTTTTATATCGATCGTTGGGTCACGGTCACACAGGACGGCGAAGCTGACTGGCCAGAATTAGTTCGTAAAGTCGCCGTGCCGATTCGAGCCGCACCAGCGGCGGAAGAGCAATCTGCTACCACTGTTGCGGCGGCCTCTGCTGATACTGACCTAAGCCCTGAGGATAGTCGACGCCTTGATGTGATCAACGTGATGTTGGACGAGCAGATCCGCCCCTCGTTACAAGGAGATGGCGGTGACCTAAAAATAATTAATCTCAACAGTAACCAGCTAACAGTACACTACCAAGGTGCATGCGGAACCTGTCCGTCCTCAATAGCGGGAACGTTACGTGGCATCGAGAATCTACTTCGATCAATTGAACCTGATATCGAACTTGTGGCTGTTTAAGTTATTAACTCTGACAAAATAATAGTTGACATTATTAAAAAATCGTGTAAAATTGTATTAAATAGAACTTATCCTACGTAGTAACACATTAAAAATCAAGGTCACTGTATGATAACACATAAATTTGATTATAAAGAATTAACTAGAACAACCACAGAACAACAACGGTTATATCATTGTCCAGATGGTAATGCCCTTGTCAGTGTAACAACTATCTTAGATAAAACAAAATCAGCAGAAAAAACTAAAGCATTAGCAAATTGGCGTAGGAGCATAGGTGTAAAAACTACAGGGTGTAGTGGCATGGCTTATGTATTAGAGTTTGTTGACACTATAGAAGAAGAAATTGACGAAGTGTTTGAAGATCATGGTGTTAAGTTAGTAGTAAGCAAAAAAGATCTAGTGTACCTTAATGGTCTACAATTAGATTATCAAAAGAAAGGACTCAATGAAGGCTTTGAGTTCATCAATCCAAACGTTAAAGCTGAATGTGGTTGTGGAGAAAGTTTCACTGTCTAATGAAATTTCCCGTAATTGAAATTGTTGATCGATACACCATTGCTGTAGTCAAGCACGAAAAAACCAACGGAGCCAATCAAGAAGAACTTGACTTTTATCTTAAGCAAATGCAAGAAGCCAAGATTGACCCGTTAAATTCTAAAGTCTTAGCATTAATAGAACATCATGATTATGTATGGTCATTAGAGGATGATTTTAAGAAAGCCAAGATCGATGCACTTCCATTGGATCAAATAGGCGCTCGTGCTTTGCACATACGCGATATTGGGTATAAACGTGTTGATCTTAAAAACGCACTAGCTGAAATGCTCAACGACCCAGTCCGTGAAATTAAAGCAGACCACGTTTCAGACTGATCGCATGTTCCAATCCAGATACGACCGAATTTGTGATATCAGTTTCTGATATTATCCTTCTATTATGTTCGAGGATATCCAGATTATTAGCGTATAATTCTTTGATCTCACTGATGGGTTTCGATAGAAAATTATTGATAACATTGTCGACAGCATAAAGTCTTTGTGCGGGGTCTACGATGCTATCATACCCTTCATCTAGTATATGATTCCAAGTCCTAAACCCTAATTGTCTTAAATGCGATAAACTATTTGCTGGACCTAGGTAAATGAATATATGATTGTACATCATGGCATTGAATATTTTTTCTGAAAAGTAAACGGGCCCGTCAAAATACGTCTCAGTGATGATCGATACATGACAATCATCGATGATGTTTTTGGGAATTTCTGTAAATTCTATAGAGCTATCAAAGCCCTGGATTGGTATCAGACCATCAGTGGTACTGACCCTGTCTAGGATTATAGAATGATCATGCTCGCTGTAGTCTCTATTAGATAAATCTTGGTTAACACATTTGTAAGCTAGATATCCCTCGGAGGAATGGTCGATCAATGTCTTTAAGAGATAACGTCGAGATAGATAATCTTTAGTGCCGCAATACAAGAATTTTTTATTCCTTGTTGCTGTTTGGTACCCCTGGACAGATTTTTCCTTGCTCAAATGCATGAAAAAATTAATTTGTTTGGTGGGAAAATCCAGATAGCTATTAGTCACATCAATCCCGTTGAACAATATCATAGGATTGTTGATGCCGTGATAAAATTCATTGAGTTTCAAAAAACGAACATCGTCGATAGAAATTTTATGATCGACTCCCCATAGGACTATGAGGCTTCGTTCATCTTTGATTATTAGCTGTTTTAAAAAAGAATCGATGTCAAATATATCATTGGCACTGATCGCGTTCCATGAAAAATCTATGGTATCTGGAATATTGAGGTAAACATTATAGTGTTTGGCTGTATTAAATAGACTCATACACATATTTATTTGACTTCTTTTGTATGAGCATATATACTACTAGAATGCTTACAAAAAAATACGATTACCCTCCCATATCACGCCAATCAGTCGATGGCAAAAGATTATACTCACTTCCAGATGGTAGCAAGGTGCCCAGCGTCACTACCATATTGGATAAAACTAAACCCAGAGAAAAACAACTGGCCCTAGAAAACTGGCGCAAGCGTGTAGGCACTGCTAAAGCCCAAGAGATAACCACAGAAGCCGCTAACCGTGGCACACGCATGCACAAATGGTTGGAAGACTATGTGCGAAATGACAGGCAGATGGGCGATCCTGGAACCAATCCCTACAGCCAACAGAGCCACAAGATGGCACAACAGATAGTTGAGAATGGATTGATAAATGTTGATGAGATGTGGGGAATTGAAGTACCATTGTACGTCCCAGGGCTTTACGCAGGCACCACAGATGCTTGCGGAGTATATAAGGGTGCCCCGGCTATAATCGACTACAAACAGACTAATAAACCTAAGAAAACGGAGTGGATTGAAGACTATTTCCTTCAATTATGCGCCTATGGTGCCGCACATAACGAAGTCCATGGCACTGATATCAGGCAAGGTGTTATCCTGATGTGTAGCCAAGATTTCCAATTCCAAACTTGGACTGTAGAGGGAAGTGAATGGGACAAATGGTTAGATCGCTGGTATGATAGAGTTGAGCAGTATTATAAGTTAGCATAAATACTAGATAACGAACTAAGGTGATAACATGGCTGTAATACAAATCTCAAAAGTACAAGTCCGACGTGGCTTGCAAGAAAATTTACCCACACTAAGCAGTGGTGAATTTGGGTGGAGTGTTGATCAACGTAGACTCTACATTGGTAATGGCACCCTAGCAGAAGGCAGTCCGACAACCGGCGTTACTGAGATCATAACATCAGTACAACTGGGTAATTTACAATCTAACATTACTCTATTAGAATCCAATGTGTCAGCATTAAATTATGCTGTTGGAACTCCAGGACAAACTATTGCATTGTTAGATAATACCACAGCAAATACTAATGTTCGTGTTGAGTCATCAACTACTAACGTTATAGACTATCAGATTAGTAGAGGCACCGATTATAGAGTTGGTCAATTAAAAGTCAGTCAATACAACGGTACCCATATTGCAGGTACTGTGGTATACGAGGATGATTACACAGAAACAGCTAGCGTTGGCGTAACATGGGGATTCACTGCAAATGCAAATGCAGTGGTATTACAATACACAACATCAAGTACCGGCGACAATGCCGAATTCAAATATTACATAAAATCTTTCGCTTAGGATGTGGCAAGATTTTTGGAACCTGCGTATAAACGACAGGCTAACTAAATGGAAAGACTTCCGTCATCAGTTGGACAGGCTTCCATTAGAATCAGCAGTAGTGGAACTAAACAACATGTGGAGCACGGCTCCATTTGTAACTCACAACCTGTCTCCAGATGATCCAACGAATTGGCCTAATCCGTGGGAACTGTTAGCCGAAAACTACTGGTGCGGCGTTGCTAAAGCATTAGGAATCCTGTATACTATATATTTTACTAGTCATAAATCTGTTAACTTAGAATTACGTATCTATTATGATTATAAGGAAAAAGAAAGGCATGCAGTAGCTTGGATAGACAATGGAAAATATATTCTTAATTACTGGCCGTACGAGATAGTAAATACAAAACACATAGAAGAAAAACAGTTAAAGATGTTGCATCGATATACAAGTGAGGATCTAAAGTTAGATAATTTTTAAAAAAAAGAGGGTTCAATTAAGTGAGTAGTATTCAAGTTAAAAAACGCAGTGGTGCTATAGTTCCATTGGATGTAACAAAATGGCAAAATCAAGTAGCAAAAGTGTGTCAGGGCGTGGCAGATGTTAGTCAATCAATGATTGAGATAAAAAGCCAACCACACTTCTACGATGGGATTACAACAAGAGAAATTGATGAGATCACACTTCGTGCTATAGTTGATCTAATTGATGTAGAACACGAGCCAGAAGTAGGGCATACTAACTATCAATATGTGGCAGGTAAACAACGGCTTTCGATGTTGCGTAAAGACATCTATGGCGATTACCAAGTTCCACACTTATATGAAATTGTAAAGACTAATGTAGCTACAGGGTTATATTCACAAGATCTATTACAATGGTACACTGAAGAAGACTGGAACAAGATGAATGATCTAATAGATCATGAAAAAGATGAGACGTACAGTTACGCCGCAATGGCACAAATGATTGAAAAGTATCTAGTAAGAAATAGAAGCACAAAACAGATCTACGAAACTCCACAAGTTAGATATATGGTGGCGGCCGCAACAGTGTTCCATAATGAGAACCCACAGCAACGTCTAAAGTATATTAAAGATTACTACGCCTGCTCCAGCGATGGATTGTTTACCCTCGCAACTCCAGTCCTTGCTGGATTAGGCACCCCTACAAAACAATTTAGTTCGTGCGTACTGATCAAATCAGACGATGACCTAGACAGTATTTTTGCGTCAGGTGAGATGATGGCCAAGTACGCTAGTAAGCGTGCAGGCATTGGTTTAGAGATTGGTCGAATACGTCCATTAGGCAGTCCTATCCGTGGTGGTGAAATCATGCACACTGGTATGATTCCGTTCTTAAAGAAATGGTTTGGTGATCTACGTTCATGTTCACAAGGTGGCATCCGCAACGCATCAGCAACAGTATTTTATCCAATTTGGCATCATCAGTTTGATGACTTAATTGTATTAAAGAATAATCAGGGCACAGAAGAAACACGTGTACGTCACATGGACTATGGTGTAGTGCTTAACGCTTTCTTTTGGAGGCGATTCAAAAATAAAGAAAATATTACATTCTTTGACCCCAATGAAGTACCTGACTTGTACGAAGCATTTTACACAGACACAGAACTGTTTGAAGAATTATATGAAAAGTATGAGAGACAAAAAGGCCTACGCAAGAAAGTACTAACAGCAGAAGAAGTATTTAAGGGCGGCATACTTAAAGAGAGAACAGACACAGGTAGAATTTATCTGGTGTTCATTGACAATGTTATGAAGCAAGGCCCATTTGATCCTGCGTTCCACACAATTTATCAAAGTAACTTGTGCTGTGAAATTCTATTACCAACTAAAGCATTTAAACGCTTAGATGATCCCAATGGCCGCATTGCCCTTTGTACACTAGGCAGTATCAATTGGGGATCTTTCCGTAACCCAGAAGACATGAAACGTGCTTGCCGTATACTACAACGTAGCCTATGTAATATACTTGATTACCAAGATTTCTTAAGCATACAGAGTAAATTGTCAAATGATGAGATATCACCATTGGGCATTGGAATTACTAATCTTGCGTACTGGCACGCAAAACGTGGATTACAGTATGGTGAGAAAGATGCCTTGCAAGAAGTTAAAACTTGGGTAGAGCATCAGGCATTTTATCTAACAGAAGCCACAGTTGAACTTGCTAAAGAACGCGGACCGTGTCTACATAGTGAATTTACTAGATACGGAAAAGGATTCTTTCCTTGGGAAAACCGTGCCAAAGGTGTTAACAAACTAGCAGACTTTACTCCAACTGGTGAGTTAGATTGGGAACAGTTAAGAAGTGACATGCGTAGTCATGGTGTTAGAAATGCTACGTTAATGGCTATTGCCCCTGTTGAAAGTAGTAGTGTTGTTATCAACTCAACGAATGGCATTGAAATGCCAATGAGTTTAATATCAGTAAAAGAATCAAAAGCAGGATCGTTTGTACAGGTAGTTCCCGAATACCATAAGCTAAAAAATAAATATCAACTGATGTGGGAACAAAAAGATTGTGTGGGCTATTTAAAAACAGCCGCGGTATTAGCCGCATACGTTGATCAATCAATATCAACTAATACCTTTTACAATCCAGCACATTTTGAGGATCGTAAAGTTCCAACGACATTAATCGCTAGTAATTTGATGCAGGCACATATATGGGGTTTGAAGACTTTCTATTACAGCTTGATTAATAAGCAAGGTAGCAAGACAGTAGACGAGGTAATCGAAGCACAGGCAGAAGCATTACCAACAGACAATTTAGACGATGACGATTGCGAAGGATGCAAATTATAATGAGCAAAGAACAATACAACTTAACCACAAAGACAGACTACCTAAATAGAAAGATGTTCCTTGACCCAGCAGGTCCTGTAACTATACAAAGATTTGAGGAAGTAAAGTACAATAAGATCGTTAAACTAGAACAGACTGCCCGGGGGTTCTTTTGGATTCCAGAAGAGATCAGTTTGACTAAAGATTCAACTGATTTTAAAGATGCCAGTGATGCAGTTAAACATATCTTTACATCAAATCTTTTGAGACAGACTGCACTAGACAGCCTACAAGGTCGTGGACCAGCACAGGTGTTTACTCCAGTAGTTAGTTTACCTGAATTAGAAGCATTAGTGTTTAATTGGTCATTCTTTGAAACAAATATCCATTCAAGAAGTTACAGTCATATCATACGTAATGTTTACAACGTGCCTAAGGATGTGTTTAACACCATCCACGATACACAAGAAATTATTGACATGGCATCTTCGATTGGGTCATATTATGATAAACTGCATGTGATTAATTGCCGTAAAGAAATAGGACATAAAATCAATGAGCAAGATCATATTAATGCTGTATGGTTGGCGCTAAATGCTAGTTATGGTCTTGAAGCATTCCGCTTTATGGTGTCGTTCGCTACCAGCCTAGCAATGGTAGAAAATAAAATCTTTATGGGCAATGGTAACATTATTAGTTTAATATTGCAAGATGAATTGTTGCACAAAGAATGGACGGCTTGGTTAATCAATCAAGTAGTTAAAGAAGACCCACGCTTTGCCAAAGCCAAAAAAGACTGCGAGGCCGAAGTTTACAAGATGTACGAAGAAGTTATCACTGAAGAAAAAACGTGGGCAGACTATTTGTTTAAAATGGGACCAGTGATTGGATTGAATGCAAACATCCTTAAAGAATTTGTTGACTATACTGCTGTGAGTGCATTAAAAGATATTGGCATTAAATATCAAGGCAATGCTCCAAAAACTACTCCCATTCCGTGGTTTAATAAACATTCAGACACAAGCAAGAAACAAACAGCATTACAAGAAAACGAATCAACAAACTATGTCATTGGTGTAATGGGCGAAAACGTATCATATGACGACCTACCGGAGTTATAAAATGTTAACAGTATATAGTAAAAATAATTGCCCATTTTGCGACAAAGCAAAACATCTATTAAAAACAAAGAACGTTGCCTTTAAGGAATTAAATATTGATGCAGATCCTGGGACTCGTGACTGGTTAATAGCACAAGGACATAGGTCAGCACCACAGATCTATTTGGGCGATAAATTATTTGTAGAAGGTGGTTATCAAGGACTTGCAAAATTATCAGATGAAGAAATCAATGAAAGACTAGGAGAGTTAAATGTTAGTAGCAACTAAGTATGAGCAAGATGATATAGTAACCTTTAAGATAGTTAATGGCGACGAACTAGTTGCTAAGATAGTAGAAGAATCAGATGATGCATACACTGTGACTAAACCATGTACGGTTATGCCTAGTCAACAAGGGATAGGATTGATACAAAGCCTGTTTACAAGTGACTTAAATACTAGTATAAGGTTAGAAAAAAAACACGTGATGATGCATTCAAATACTATAAAAGAAATACAAAATCACTACATTAAAACAACCACTGGCATCGAACCAGCTGGTGCAGGTAGCATAGTTACATAGGAAAATAATCATGGCAGACATGATAGCTAGTGCAAGAGCAATGACCACAGTAGCTGATAACCAATATGTGGCTATCGGCATGCCTAAGGGTGGCCTTACACCTGCAACTATCACTGCCATGGTTGGATTCCAAAGAGGGGGTGGAGAGGCCATCGATCTATCCTCAAATGTCAAATTGGCCATGGCAGAATTACAGACAGTAGCCGACAGCGGTGACTATCCCGCTAATGTGCAAGCGGCCTCAGCACTTTCTACATTAACTACGGTTCAGGCAAAATTATTTAATAAAAATGACTGTGGTGGGTTTGGTGCTATTGTAAGTCAGGCACAGTCACATTGTGATGACAGCAAGAATTTAATGTCAGCGACCAGTTTCCTTAAAGATTCTAACTACAGTGACTTTGGCAGTGGCATCAATGATCTCAGTAGCATGGGCGATCGCGGCATGACCAACGTGTTTGGTGATTTACCTGGCGCAGGTGCGGCAATTAATTCAGGTGGGAAACTATGGAACGGCGTTGACGTAAAGAATCTTGGATCGCCTGGCGGACTAGTTGAAGCATTCCAAAACAACAAACTAGCCAATGCCACAGGACTAAATCAAAAATTATCTGAAGCTGGAGTTGATCTAAATAATCTAGGTGACCCAGCATACAAAGATAAGATATCTGGAGTGCTGTCAAACATCAATGACCCAGCGGCACTTGACGCATCAGCAGAGCAGTTTGGGCAAGCAAACCCATTTGCTGGAATGCCAGCATACACAGGAACAGACTCTAGCATATACAAGAGTCCTAGCTTTTTAACTGGAGAGACTGCACCAGCACCGGTAGCAACGACAACAACATCTACTTCATCATTTGGTGCCCCAGCAGTAACAACCAGAAGTTTCTCAACAACAACTGGAACAAGCACAACAGGAACGTCATTTGGAGCCACAACAGCACCAGCAGTAACAACAGGTGGTATACAGAGCCTTAAAGATCTTGGTGACTACACAAAGACTGCTGACCCAAGCACAACCTCAGGATTAGAAACAGACCTAGCGGGAGTTGGACTAAAGCTCAGCGACATGGGTGGAGGAAAGATGATAGATGCCACACAGGGATTAGCATTCTTTGGTAACATAAAGAAAGTAGAAACCCCGTTAACTAACGCGGCCCACCCAACATTAAACAGTCTTATGATTGATAGTGACACTACATCAGCGATAGAAAGTATGATAGGCCTTCCTAGTGGGTCGACAGCTATACCAAACATGCGTGACATATTAGGCCCAGTAGCAGGTAATCCAGAGATCGACGCACTAGCCGGCGGATATTCAGCTGATAAAGTTACAGCATTAGATACCAGCCTTACAAAAACCAATGGATTCATCGCATCTGCCCAGCTACAGGCCAGCACAGGAACACCTACGCAAACATTGGGCAAGAACATGGGATTTGCCACAAACTTACACAAGTATGGAAAGGACATGAGTGAAGGTGGAGTAGGAACTATGTTAAGAAATATGGCCAATACAGCAACCAAGTATGGAGAATCGGTTGCGGCCAGTCTTGCAGAAGGTGAGAACAACAACTTGTTGGCATTAAATGGCATCGGTCCGTTGCAGACTAACCCATTTGAAGGAACTCCAAGCTATACGGGAACAGACGGAAGTCTATACACAAATCCGCAGGTTAAAATGATGGGAGGCAGTTAATGCTCCTAAATTCAATTGACGAATATAAAAAAATCAGTGAGTGGGCAGATTCTTTAGTTGGTAAAAAGATGCTGTTAAGAACATTTGGCGGAAAACTCAGTCGATTCTTAAACAGATTAGGGCATCCAGTAAAACTTAAAATACTTAAAGACTACACCATGGAACCAGATGATTGGACCATCGGAGCTGAATATGATCCAGATCTAGACGAGGCTGGTCGTAAACCATTCCGTATTAATTTTATAATAAACCATCATCGTATAGTTCCTTGGCAAATAACAAAGAAGGATGCCGATGAACTGTCGATCAGTCTGATAGAAACGTTGGTACACGAATATCAGCACTTAAAACAGTACAGAGCGAGACTGTTTGAAGTTCCTTCGCACACCTATAAAGGGTCCAACGCCCTGATCGATGACGACATAGAACTAACTTATCTAAGTTGCCCAGACGAGATAGATTCCTACAGCGCGAACATCGCTATCAGGCTATATATCGAAGAACACATACTCAATATAACACGAGATAAAGAGCATTGGGATTTACATACATACTATAAAGCATTTGGAAAAAAGCACCCTGTAACAAAAGAACTTGAAACTCAGATAGCAATTAAACTAACGATTATCCGGGAGAAAGAACATGGCAAAGACAAGAGAGCTGTCAAACGAAGTTGATTGGGAAATGGAAGAGATAGATATAAATGAAGAAACAGGCCCAGAAGATTATGTTTTTGTTGTTACACCAGCTGGTGGAATTAAAGCAATGTTATTACCTCAAGAAGTAGAAGGTGACATGAGTCAGGGAATTAAAGATCTATTAGCATTTTTTGAAAATCAATATGTAGAGGGGTCTGTTGGTAAGACGTTACACTAGAGCTTCTAACGCACCTATAGTTTCAACAGCATCACCCTTGTGCAATATGGCCTTACCGCCTGCGGCAAGCCAGTCCTCTATGTTTGACACACGATCATCTATTAATATGTCACCTGAGCGATAGTGATGTTGTTTATCAGTTGAGTAAGGACCAAACCATACAGGGATGCCAGGGAAGTTTTTCTGTACCCATTCTACCTTATCCCAAAACGCCCATCCTAGATCATTCTCTTTAGGTATCGCTGTTAGAAACTTAACATCATACCGATAATAATCAGCAATATCTTTGACCCCAGTAACAATTTCATGGGCATTGGCTAGTACAGGAACATGCTTGTATATCCTATTGTTATAATCTCTAATCTTGCACCAATCTTCTTGGCTAAATCTTATCCCTGGTGTTGTCTTGATACCTAATATGGATTCAACGTAGCCATCAAAGTCTGCTACTACTCCATCCATGTCCACGTATATTGTGGGTGTTTGCACTGTCTTCATGTTAACTCCATATCAATCTAAAATAAGTTGCATCCTTTTTATTCTCAAAACGGAACGCAAATCCCTCATTGGCCCGCCAACCGTGTAAATGATATCTGCCCCGGGAGCAGTTTCTAACCATTCCTATTATCACGGGCGGTTTATGTCGATCACTCTTTAGCATAGTGTTCCAGGTTATAACCACTTCTTCCCATTCGGCCGGTGGTGGCCATGTAGATAGCATCATCATTCGAACTTCAGCATGAAGTACGTTGAGTCCCGCTCGTCCTGGAACACAAAACAAGGACCACCATACTGCTCCTCTCTTTCCCAATAGTCACATCTATATTTCGTTTTAAGATAGATCATCATGTCATTGTACCACAAGTCAACTTCGCAGTCGTTCTCGCGTTCAAATTCTGTCACCACCTTGTCCCAGTATGGCTGTAGTGGTAATTCTATCATTTATTCAAAATCTTTTGGGGTTAGTATAGGTTGGTCTTTTTTAGCATCTGCAAGCATCATTTCTAATACTCTTATAATTTCTTCTTTGTCATTACCGAGAATAGTATTATCGTCTGAGTAAGCCATTAGCTTACCCTTTTTGTCATAGTAGACTTCAGTTAATACATAATATGTTTCGCCTGGCTCGGGTGAGTAATGCTCTATTATTCTATAGTTCCAAGTCATACGACACCATGCACTTTTTCAACAGCACGAATAAGTCCAATTAAATCTGAATCATAATATTTTATTAACCTTGTTATTTCATCTTGACTTAAAGGCTTTTTATATAAGCTACCATTTTTCATTCTATGGATATGTTTTTCTTTTGGAATAGTCAGTAATTTATTCATATCATTTCTCCTTATTTTTTCCCTTCATCCTTTGTTCAGCTTGTAACCATCCTGCTTTAAAAGATTCAAATCTTTGCATAGCTTTATATTCACCTTCTTCAGTTATAGGAACTTGGTAGGCTTCGTGCTCTCTCCACGCACTATATATGTGCATATCATTCTCTTTATTTGTCGACGGCATTCACTTCCTCACATATTTCTTTATCTTCAAGTATGTTGATAGTTTTACAATCTTTACCAGTGTATTTACTGATTGCATGGTCAGTTAGTGTTTTTCCTGTATTAGCATAGCTACCAACATCTCCAACTGTTTTTGCTGTGTCTACAGTTTCTGCTAGCTCAACTGCTGTAGTAGCACCGGCGGCACCTTCTACTGCACCACCCAATCCTAATAGATCAACAGCAAACTTGGCACAGCCTGTTAGGGTGAATATTATTACTAGTAGTATTAACTTGCCCATCGTAATGCAAAGAACTCTGCGTCTACTTTATTTTTAAATTCAAAGATCATATGCTCTGTTTCAGCATGTGTCGTGTAACGATCACCAGGAAGACCAAACTGTTCTAATGCCCAAGCACAAACTTCATTCCAATATCCCATGGTATGGTCATTTTGCCAGGTTATCTTAATGCTAGTTGCTTGTTTGTTCTTCATATCTATTATATTATACAGCCTAAAAATAAAAAAATCAACTAATATTTTGGTTGACTTTTGGTTAAATTGGTGTTATAATGTATTTGTAAGTTAGAAAAGCAGTTAAATTTTAGGAGCAGACAAAATGGAATTAGATAAATTAGTTACTAGATACATGAAAGGACTCGAAAACTCTTTTAACAGCCGTGGATTATCATTGGTTAGAGGATGGGTAGCTGAGCCAGGTAACAGATACATTAAAATATCATCTGGCTACCTTAAAGACGGTGAATTAACTTCACGTAGTGTTGACGCTTTCATTGACAAAGCAACAGGTGACGTATACAAACCAGCATCATGGAAAGCTCCAGCAAAAGGTGTTAGATTTAATTTGTTTAAAGACATTGATTATTTAGAAAAAAACTGTGGCAGTGGCCACTTATATAGATAAGGGGAATATTATGGATATCTCAAAAATGACAATTAGAACAGTACAAGGTCCAGAAGATGGAACCACTCATGCTCTAGTTAAAGGCGACACTGCTATATTAGTGCCAGCCTATAGCATGGAAGAAGCACAAGAAAGAGTAGCACAAGCTAAGGTAGCACCCAACAAGGGTTGGGTAGCTAGCACTGAGAAAGCAGTACATATTCCAGGGTTATGGGAATATGAAATGGCAACCTATCAAGGAGCGGCGTAATGGGATTAGATATGATGGCGTATGCAGTAGATGCGGACTTTGAAGAAACAGCAAAGCCCAACAACGAAACCATTGCAGAGTGGAGAAAGCATCCTAACTTGCATGGTTGGATGGAAAGGCTTTGGCGTGAACGTACAGGTAACAAAGAGGATGACTTTAACTGTCAAGAGCTAGAGCTAACTCTTAAAGATCTTAAGACTCTTGAAATAGATATTAGGATGAGGATACTGCCTAGTACCAGTGGTTTCTTTTACGGCAGTGATGCTGATGATTATTACAAAGGTACAGATCTAGCGTTTATCGAAGATGCCAGGTCTAAGATTGAAGCTGGCAAGAAAGTTTTTTATAATTCATGGTGGTAGTACAACGAGCCGCAAGGTGACGCAAAACATTTTTAATAAATTTAGGAGAATGGTATGTTTGATTTTTGGTTAGGTGTGTTAGTAGGTGCTGTAGTAATTGATGTCCTTTGGGCTAGTCAAATAGGAATTCCACAACGATTTTTTCAGCGTGTTAGAGAACATTATATATTGTTTAAAGCAGGCATTGTCAACAAAAAAGTTAGGAAGTGGATGCCGTAATTTATAGTTTTTGCTATAGTAATATTAGAAAGGACCGACGGGTCCTTTCTTTTTAGCATAAATATACAAAATAGGAAAAATTATGTCAGCAAACGGAATATCAACACTATCCAGCAAAGAACTTAAACAAGTTGGCAAACTTGATTTGGCCGCCATAGATCGTGCGGCAGATGGCAATGCGAGATCAACATATGATATCAATCTATTGCCCACCAAATACAGTGGTAACACTATAGTTAACAATGACCACGGCGACCCTGTTACTTTAGAACAAGGAAGACCTTGGACTGAATAATTATGTCAGATAGAGAAAACACAACAGACTATACACACCCCCAAGAAACTAATCTTATGAATCTCCATAAGGCCATGGAGTATAATCAGACAGGTAACCCCTGTTCATCAACATTCAACCTAATACTGATCGATAACGTATAATTATAGGTTGACTTTATAATAACTTCTTGTTAAACTAATAGGGTATATCTTAAATAATAAACTATGCAAACATCATTCGCAGATAAATTAATTCCATGGATGACCTTATTATCGGGGTTGTCTATATCCACCGTTGCCGTATGGTATTCAGTAGCAGGGCTTGTGGCTATCTTTGCCGCTTCAGCTACAGCCATTATAATCATGGGTGTTGTACTAGAAGTAGGTAAACTAGTAACAGCTATTTGGTTACATCGAAACTGGACACATGCTGTCCGTTGGCTTAAAACATACCTAGCCATAGCAGTTGTATTCTTAATGTTTATTACCAGCATGGGTATCTTTGGGTTCCTATCAAAAGCACACATTGAACAAACATCAATGAGTGGCGAGCAAGTGGCAATGATTGATACTATCAATGAGAAAGTTACTCGCTCAGAAGCAAAAGTTAACCGCTGGCAAGAAGAAATAGATCGCTTACTTAAAACTGGTGGCGGTGACATCGTGTTGGCAACAGACCAAGATGCTATTAAAGAACTCAGAGCACAAATTAAAACCGAAAAAGATGTTGTACGTACAGAAGCTGACAAGCGTATCAGTGTTGCAGAAAATAGACGTGACAAAGAAGTTGAAGCGGCTAAGCCATTAATAGAAGGATGGGGTGGTGAAGCAGACTATAACAAAGCAGTTGAAAAAGCTAAGAACGTTGAACGTAACGAATCAAACATTGCACGGACCGAACGTGATAAGAAACTAAAGGCTATCGACAAGAAGTATAGCAAAGAACTTAGTACACTAAACAAACGTATTAGCACAGCAAGAATAGGCACTACTAACAAAGCTAAAGATGCTGACAAGCGTATCAAAGAATTAGAAAAGAGCATTGAACTTGAACAGGTATCAATGGATGTAGTACGTGAAGATAAAATGGTATATGAAAAAGAATACCGTAAACTAGAAGCAGAAGTAGGCCCTATCAAATACATTGCGGCATTTATATACGGAGACAATCCGGATAAAAATGTATTAGAAGAAGCAGTTACTTGGGTAATCATTATGATTATATTTGTATTTGATCCGTTGGCAATATTATTATTAATAGCAAGCCAGTATTCATTCCAAAGTTTGAGAAATGGTGGCCCAAATACCAAAGTGATTGAAAGATTTTACGAAGTTGAAGCCGATGTAAATACTGATACACCGGATGACATTGCAAAATTAGAACAAAAACTAAAAACAAGATTGGAGAAATAACATGGCTACACCACAAGATGCGATAGATGCAATATGGATAAAGTATAGAAACTCATTGACGTCTTTATCAGTGTCGTTAGACGAAAATGAAATGTTAAAGAAAGAGTTAGATGTTGACTTTACTATGCCTGCAGACATTGTTGAATTAGAACAAAGAATTGAAGCTAAATTAGCGAATAATGGCTAACACCGCAAAACAAGTTTTAGATGTTGTATTAACGAAATATAAAACGGCCCTAAAGCAATTAGATTGGGCTCTCGACGAATTAGAAAAACAGTCAAAAGAAGTAGCAGTTAAACGCCCCCCTAAAAAATCCAACGACTCCGTAACGTTTGCTATTTCTGATTCAGATGCTGACAATGATCCAACACCTAAGGTAGAATCACAAGCAGGATTTGGTACTGAATTCCCCACCAACCCATCCAAAGGTGATATGTTCCTGCGTGTTGATACTTTACCAGGCAGGCAATATAAATGGAATGATAAAAAATGGATAGAAGTGGCCAGGACCTCAACGGATCGATACGTATATGAAGAAGATTATATGGTGTATATAATACAGAAGATTACTTCAGGACAACTTGATATAAATGACCTTCCAAAACCAGAACAAGAAGAAGTATTACGCAGATTAAACAACGACCAAAAGAGGTACCTATGAGTAGATTTATAACATATCCAAGCATGATAACAGAAGACAAGAATCAAACTATAGTGTTAGTTGATGCTACGGCAGCCGAACTAACACAGGTTGAGAGATTCCTACAGACCAGCAAACAAGATTTTGATGTGTATTTGTACCAAGGCGATTACGGTGATCTAGAATATTTAAATGATATCTGTAAAGGTACCCGACCAGTATTAATCAATAGCAGTAGCAAGGTTAGTATAATACCAAGCGGAATTAGATACCAAGATGACCTAATGGATCATTTTGAACAGATCGAACAATCTTTGGTTGACAACAATACATAATGTATGTATACTATACACTGTATGATAAATAATATACTAATATAATTAAAAGGTAATGTTTTGGAAAACGAAAATCCATTAAAAGGAACTGCGGTGTACGTTAGACATGATAACGTAGAACAAGCCTTGCGTAAGTTTAAGAAAAAAGTTATGTCTAGCGGGTTATTGCAGGAAATTCGTGATCGAGAATTTTATGAAAAGCCAACATGGGAACGCAAACGTAAAAAAGGTGCGGCAAAAGCTCGTTGGCGCAAAGAATTATCAAAACAACAGTTGCCAAAAAAACTGTTTTAGTATGTAAAATATTGTAGTAGTGATAAATAAATTTGTAGGATGCCTTAGGGGTCCTGCTTTTTAGATCTTGCTTAATTAAAGGAGAAACTATATGTCTAAGATCATCGGTATCGATTTAGGAACCACCAATTCATGCGTGGCTATTCTAGAAGGTAAAAATACAAAAATAATTGAAAATGCAGAAGGTGCGAGAACCACACCTAGTGTTGTTGCCTATACAGACAGCGACGTCCTAGTAGGTGCTCCTGCAAAACGTCAAGCAGTAACTAATCCAAAAAATACAATTTACGCATCAAAACGTCTAATAGGACGTAAGTTTGATGAAGAAGCTGTCCAAAAAGATATTGGCCTAATGCCGTACGAAATCTTTAAGAATTCTAATGGCGATGCTTGGGTTAAGGTAACTGATAAAAAACTAGCGCCACCACAAATATCTGCAGAAGTATTAAAGAAAATGAAGACAACGGCCGAAGACTATCTTGGTTACGAGGTCACACAGGCAGTTATTACCGTTCCGGCATATTTCAATGATAGTCAACGCCAGGCGACAAAAGACGCAGGCAAGATTGCAGGGCTAGAAGTACTACGTATTATCAATGAACCAACTGCGGCCGCACTAGCATTTGGCATGGATAAACAAGAAAAAGGTGATCGTAAGATTGCTGTATATGACTTGGGTGGCGGTACATTTGATATTTCAATAATTGAAATCAGTAACATTGATGGTGAACATCAATTTGAAGTGTTATCAACTAACGGTGACACATTCTTAGGTGGCGAAGACTTTGACCAACGCCTTATGGACTATCTAGTTGATGAATTTAAAAAAGAGACAGGCTTTGACCTTAAAACTGATATACTTGCTCTACAACGTCTTAAAGAAGCCGCAGAAAAAGCTAAAATTGAACTGTCAAGCAATACTCAGACAGACGTCAACTTGCCTTATATCACTGCTGACTCTACCGGACCCAAACATTTGAACGTAAAAATTACCCGTGCTAAATTTGAGACATTGGTTGAAGATTTAATTAAACGATCAATTGAGCCATGTAAGACAGCCGTAAAAGATTCTGGCACTAGCTTAGATGATATTACAGATGTTATCCTAGTTGGTGGGCAGACACGTATGCCCAAGGTACAAGAAGCAGTTAAGGCATATTTTGGCAAAGATCCACGCAAGGATGTTAATCCAGATGAAGCAGTAGCCGCTGGTGCCGCAATCCAAGGTGCTGTATTAGCAGGTGATACTACAGATGTTCTATTGTTAGACGTTACTCCGTTGTCATTAGGTATCGAAACACTAGGCGGTGTAATGACTAAATTAATCAAAAAGAATACAACTATACCCACCAAAGCTGGGCAGGTGTTTTCAACAGCAGATGATAACCAACAGGCTGTAACTGTGATAATTGGTCAAGGTGAACGTGAGTTTATGAAGGACAACAAGGTCCTTGGGCAGTTTAATCTTGAAGGTATTCCACCAGCACGTCGAGGAGCACCACAAATTGAAATTAGTTTAGACATTGATGCTAATGGCATACTAAAAGTAAGTGCCAAAGATAAGACCACCGGCAAAGAAAACAAAATTACCATTAAAGCAAACTCAGGACTTACTGATGAGGAAATTGAGAAAATGGTGCAGGATGCAGAACTTAATGCAGAAGCAGATAAAACAGCAAGAGAATTAGTTGATGTTAAAAACTCTGCAGAAGCACAGCTACACGACATTAAGAAACAGGTAGAAGAACATGGTGATAAGATTACCGCAGAACAAAAAACAGCGATCAATGATGCTGTTGCGGTTGTGGAACAAGCAGTTAAGGAAAACAGCAAAGATGCAATCACTGAAGCTGTAACTAAATTGGCTGAGCCACTAGCACCATTGTTCGAAGCACAGCAGGCAACTGAAAGTGCTACACAGGATTCAGAGAGCAAGGACGACAATGTTGTTGATGCCGAGTTCACTGAAGTTAAGAAGGACGATGATGCCGATAAAGGGTCATCAAAATAATCTTGCTTATTATTAAGGAGAAAATAGCATGAAAGAAGTATACGTAAACAGTTTAGGCATTCCAGGCATACATAGATTTGCTGTGGGATTTGATAGAATGTTTGATGAGTTATCAAGGACAGCTGGCACACTTAACAGTTCCAACTATCCCCCATATAACATTATTAAAAATAACGAAACAACATACACCATTGAAGTGGCAGTAGCTGGCTTTGACGAAACTGAACTTGACGTTGAACTCAAAGACGGTGAACTACATGTCAAAGGGGTGAAGGGAGACGACCTTAGCCAGTTAATGAAAGGTATTGATTATCTACACAATGGTATTGCGGCACGCAACTTTATAAGGACATTTGCTCTGGCAGAGAATGTAGAAGTTCGTGGAGCAACTGTAAAGAATGGCATACTTTCGGTGACATTGGAACATATAATTCCAGAGTCAGCTAAGCCAAAAAAGATTGCAATTACTTTTCAGGGATAATCTTAGATTAGGGCAGATTTCCTTGCCCTTTTCTTTTCCCATGTCGCTTTCCGTTTTGCCTTAGTTTCTTCAGATTGAGTCGCCCCGTACATATGGTTTTGAGTTCCCATTTTTGCAATTGATTGTTTTTGTTTTGTTTCGACACTTACATAATGCCCTTTTTTTGCCATCGATATCTTTTGCTTAGTAGAATCTGAATGGGGTTTACCTGAATGAAAAGTATTTCCTTTGTTACGTAATGATACGGCTTTTTTAAATTCATCAGACATAACTCTGCCTTTATTTGCAACAGATAGGTTGGCTTTATGGTTGATTGATTGAGGACCTAATTTTGTCCCAACTGAATTACCGTCGAGTCCATTCTCGATTTGCAAATTTGCCCAATTATCGGAATTTACAATATCATGTAATAAGGAAAAAGAAATAGCAGTTTCGACTAATAAATCTATGTCCGTAAATAGTTGACTCCACACTGTGGTTACATCATTTCCGTGTATTGCGAGATGCCTGATCCAGTATAATCCCGAACCTTTATATGCTATAGGATTTTTTCTTGTAGTTTTACAGAAATAGTTTAATCTAGTAGTATTGTGCTGTTTAATTATAAGCCAAGTTGGCTTAAAATTTTCTTTAATTGGAGGAGTTGAATTACTATAAATATTCATGCTGACATAGTTCCTTATGTTAGAGTAGTTGGTGACGCCAATCACGCGAACTACACTATTATTTATCAAAATAAGTTGACAGTTGGTATTTGTTTTGTTATAATAAATTATCAACAATAAATTCATTATACACGAAAGGGAATACATGGGCACAAAAGCAGTTACAAAAACAAAACCACAGCCAAACTTTGACCTTAAAGAACCCATGATGTACAAAGTGATCTATATCAATGACGACGTGACCACACTGCAATTTGTTATTGAAACCTTGATGAAAGTATTTGGTCATAATCTTGAAGACGCTACAATCATAACAGAAAAGATACACGGTGATGGCAGTGGAGTTGCGGCAGTGTTGCCCTACGAGATGGCAGAACAAAAAGGTGTCGAAGTAACACAAATGGCACGCGGCAATGGATTTCCTTTACAGATCAAATTAGAACCCACTGAATGATATTTAACAACATCAAAGAACTTAAAGCTGATGGAAAAAAGATAGGAATAACATTTTCAACGTTTGACTTGCTACATGCAGGCCATATAGCCATGTTAAGTGAAGCCAAGAATCACTGCGATTATCTTATCGCTGGCCTACAAACAGACCCAACCATTGATCGTCCTGACACAAAAAATAAACCAGTACAAAGTATAGTAGAAAGACAGATACAACTTGCGGCCTGCCGTTATGTTGATGAAGTAGTTATATATCAAACTGAACAAGACCTATTAGATTTACTATTAATTTTGCCACTTGACGTTAGAGTTTTAGGTATAGAATATAAAGATAGAGAGTTTTCGGGCAAGGAAGAATGCGGCACACGTAACATTGAATGTATATTCAATGGCCGTGACCATTCATTTAGTTCGAGTAATCTACGTAAACGAGTCGCAGGAACAGAGGAAAAATAATGGATATAATGTTAGATTTAGAAACACTAAGCACACGTCCAGATGCTACTATTGTAACATTTGGTGCTATTAAATTTAATCCTTACACTGGTGAACAAGGTGCAGGAATATATCATAGAATATCAGTAGACGAGCAAATAGCATTAGGCAGGCACATTGATGACAGCACAGTTGAGTGGTGGGGTAAACAAACAGACGATGTCCGTGAAGAAGCATTAGGTGACGACAATCGTATATCATTGGACGAGTTCTGTGCCAACTTAAATAGATTTATAGTGGGTGCTGAAAACATCTGGGCACAAGGTCCCGTGTTTGACATTGTTATATTAGAAAACTTATACAGGCAATTAAGTAAACCATGTCCGTGGCAGTTCTGGCAGATACGCGACAGCCGCACCTTGTTAAGCACACACGGTGACCCGAGAGAAAAGAACAAGGCGGGACTGCATAACGCATTAGAAGATGCGGTTAGCCAGGCAGAGGCAGTGCATCACGTATTCAAACAGTGCGGCATAACGGGGAAAAGATAATGCAGTTAATATTTGGTAGAGAGAACGCAGAAAAACTCAAAGAAAGATACACGGTATTAGAATTAGAAACAGTAGAAAAACAAGGAACCAGCATAGAAGTATTTTGCCTAATTCCTGGGGAAAAGATAGGTATACCTGATTTACCAACAGTTGATCAATGGATCAAACTACACAACGATTTCCTAAATGGATATCAAACCAATCAATATGAATACTGTCGCCAATGCATTGAACATCTCCGCGGGAAGTTTGGTGGAGAAATGGATTCATTCTACGATGAAATTGAAAATCGTATCAACAAAGCAGATCCCAAGTAAAAATCATTAAAACAACCCAATAGTGCGTTAACAGCACTTATTTTCTAACGTCCTCTACGATAAATATGTGTGGAGACAGACGACAATGCGATACTTACTATTGGCGTGTTTGCTATTGACAAGTAGCATATATGCACAACCACTAAAAGATTTTACATTTAAGAGTCCAGCCTTCAATGGAAATGGGTACTCGTCACATGTATTAACATTAGAAAATCAAGAACATACACGTAAGCAGGCTCTTGCAGATAAAATAGAAGCTCGACTTAAAGAAGCTGAGCGTAATTCCGAAAGCACAAATCTTTCTAAGTTTATAAGTAACCTGGAATCACGTATATATGCACAGATATCACAGGATTTAGCCACTGCTATGTTTACAGATGATGAATCATCACCTACTAGCGGAACATTAAATTTTGAAGGGAACATTATTAACTGGTCAAAAACGTCAGACATTATTAGTTTAAATGTAACAGATTTAGTAGGATCAACAACAAGTATATCTATACCGTTGGGTGATTTTACTTTCTAATGAGAACATTATTTTTATTATTATGTGTGTTGTTTATATCAGGTTGTGCAACACACCAGACACTTAAAGGTGAATATGAACCACCTACGCTAGTTGAAAAGTCAACAGCAAAGGAGTTTGATACTATACCAAAACCTAAAATGGGCAAAGTAGTCGTTGCTGTTTATAACTTTACTGATAAAACTGGTCAAAGACGACCAAGTGATACGCAATCAAGTTTTAGTAATGCAGTTACACAAGGTGCAGATGCTTTCTTAATCAAAGCATTAAAAGATGTTGGCAACGGAGAATGGTTTGAAGTAGTAGAACGTGGAGGACTTGCTAACCTTACACAAGAAAGACAAATTATTAGACAGATGCGTGAAGCCTATGATGGGCCTACCGCTAAGAAATTGATGCCAATGAAGTTTGCTGGTATGTTAATAGAAGGCGGTATTACAGGATATGACACTTCAACAAGAAGCGGTGGCATTGGTATGCGAGTATTAGGAATAGGACCACAGTCACAGTTTAGTGAAGATATAATTACTATAAGTCTTAGAGCTGTAAGTGTTAATACTGGTACAGTTATTGCCGCAGTTAATGTACAAAAGACCGTGTACTCTACAGCAGACAGTATGGCTATACTAAAGTTCTTTGATTCTGATACACAGATTTTTGAATTTGAGTCGGGTATTACATTAAATGAACCGGCTACATTAGCAGTAAAAACTACAGTTGAAGCGGCTGTAGTTGAGTTAATAAAAGAAGGTGAACGCAAAGATGTATGGGAATTTGCTGAAGGTGCAACTCCCTATCCAGCATTAATTGCTGATGATGACTTGTATTCACTACCACTGACAGATGATAAAGAAACATCTTCAGGAGGTAAAAGTAACAACAATTCGCCCTTTGGCGTAGGAAGGTAGTATGAAATTATTAAAATTAGTTTTTCTGAGCATGTTATTAATGGCAACGTCATTGACGTTTTCCGCTGATAATAGTATATATATTGATCAGGCAGGTAGTAGTTCTACAATCAATATTAAACAGGACGGTAGTGCTTCTAAAATTTATGGAGTAGGTGATTCTGAAGGAACAACCGCACTCTTTACAGGTGACAGTCAAACAGTTGATATACAACAACTAGGTTCAAGTAATGTGCTAGGTATTGATATGAATACCACAGTTACTTCAGGAGTTGGCGTTAACTTAACCTACTATATAACAGGTACTAATTCCGTTTCAAGTATTGATATCAATGGCGATGGTCTAGGAATTGCGTCAAACAATAGTATTAATGTTCAGCAAAATGGTAACTACAGTGATTTTATACTTGACCTACTAGGCACAGGTAATACAATAATAGCAACAACAACTGGCGGTACTGACAACGACCTGAACTTTACAATCAATGGTGACGGTATAACTCCAAGTATTGCTGTATCTGGTGGTGGTAGTAATGGTATAACACTATCGTTATCATCGGATAATGCAGACGTTGATATTACAACAGCTGGTGCTTCAAATGCAGTTACTCTAACACAAAGTGGAGTTGGAGCTGTTGGCGGATTTGATTATGATTTATCTGTTGGTAGTTCTTCAAACACAATTACATCAACACAAGCAGATGTAGGTGCTCATGGAACAGACATTAGTATAACTTCTGCAGGCACTGGTAATACAGTTGTTACTAGTCAAACAGGTAGTACAGGATCAGCGGGACATGAAATAGATTTAGATATCGCAGGTGGAAGTAATAACGTAACTATTACACAAACTGGTGCACAAGACAATGATGCCAATATTGATATAACTGGTAGTAGTAATACCTGGACAATTACACAGGAAGATTAAAATGCTTAAAGATGAAGTTGTTGTTATACAGAGTTACTACGGTAACAAGACTCTGTCATTTAGAGGATGGCTCAAATTAGAGCATAACGTAGACATTAATAATTTGACTGGTGAAGACCATGTTAAGTATCAGAAGCTATGGATAACAACTCCCCACTTTCTTGGATCCTAGTAGTACTCCTTATAATGCCAACATTGGCATGGAGTAATGTTGGATCAGTAACTGACCAATTACACCAACCAGGAAGTATTACTCGCGACAAAGAACTTCTAGAAGCTATTAAAGGTACCGGCATTGAAATGAATGATGCCCTGCGTACCGGACAAGGCACACTTGAAATTACATTTAAAGATAATACAATAGTGCAGATGACCGAAAGTGCCAGAATGACTATTGATGACTTTGTCTATGATCCAAAAAATAAAGATTCTGGTAAACTAGTAATTAGAATTGCGGCAGGTACTGCCCGTTATGCATCAGGACAAATTGCTAAAGATAAACCACAAGCAGTTAAAGTTAGAACTCCAACAGCAACAATATCAGTTCGTGGTACTGACTTTACAGCCACAGTTGATGAGATTGGTGCTACTACCGTTATACTTTTGCCTAGCTGTCCTTTTGGATGGGCATCTATAGAAGCAGATTGTAAAACAGGAGCAATTGATGTAGAATCAATGGGCGGTATAGTACACATGAATAAACCATTTGAAGCTACTCGCGTTCCTAATCTAGATACTAAACCAACTCCTCCGATTATTGTTGATCTAACTGAAGAAATGATTAAAAATATTCTTATCCTTGGCCCTCCAAAAGAAATTCAAGAAGAAACAGTTGCAGTAGTGCAGAGCAACTCATTGGACGATAACGCATTAGATCAAGATTTATTAGAAAACGAGTTAGACAAAGAAGAAGCGGCACTATACACAGATAGACTAAGTGACAATCTATTAGATAGATCATTCTTACAAAATGTTTTAGATATTTTAGAACAACAATTGGCGGCGGCACAAGCAAGAACCTTATCAGCAGAAGAAGCGGATGGTCTACTACCTGACTATATTCCTGATCAAGGTGTTACGGCTATTGTTGATGTTATCTCAGTACAACTATGTATGGACACTACAGGGAGTGACATATCCTGTATTACTGTACCAACAACTCAGGATACCACAATCAGACAAATACAAGGTACTGTTGATATTACAAACAGGGTAAATGATAGTGGAACAACAACTATCACTACGAATCAAAACTAATGAGACTATTTTTATTCATACTGTTAATGATGTTCGCCCAACTTGCTTACTCAGCAACTGGGTTAACTTACACGACTTGGTATTGTGGCAGTACTTGGCCTTGTGCCACAAGTGGTACAGCATTATCTACTGGAACTATCTCATCTGGAGATGTTAATTATGATTGGGGTAGTGGCACTGTATTAGATTCTGGAAGAAGTGATTATGTAGTAGTTAGACTCGAAGGATATTTTGTAATGCCTGGAACAACTGGCACAAGTTATTCAGTTACATTTACTAATCAAGATGATGACGGGTCTAGAACTATTATTGGTGGAACAACAGTCGTTGATGATTGGTCCGGACTCCATCCTGCCGCTGATAGAAGTGGAACAATTACACTAGTTGGTGGAACAACATATTCATATTATAGAATAATGTCTGAATGGGGCGGAGGTGCTGTGTTAAGACAATTTTGGTCTATAGATGGTGCAACCAGAACTTACATGAACTTTGCAGACGACTTTACAACAACATCAGGTCCGGTAACATCAACTACAACAGGTACAAGTCCAGGAGTTACTGCAGGTCAGACATCAAGAATGTCTACGTCAAGAACAAGAGCTACTACGGCAAGTAGTGGAACTAATCCAGACAATTCAGTTTACATAGATCAGGCTGGTACTAGTAATACAATAGAAATAACTCAGTCAGGGTCTGCAGGTAATCACATACGTGGTATAGGTGTAGAAAATTCTGCCATAACAGGTGACTCAAATACCATTGAGCTTAAACAAGGTGATGATTCGGCTGGTGGGGTTAACCTTATTGAATTAATGGTCGACGGTGACACTAATGATATTAAACTCTGGCAAGATAGAAACGATGATGGCACAAAAGATACTGGTGCTAGTGGAGATCACATTATACAGTTAGATATCGACGGTAACCTAAACAATATTGATGTTGTTCAACGATCAAATGCTGGTAGTGACGGACATTATGCTGGAATTGATGTAGTAGGTAATAGCAATGCCATTGATCTTATACAGTCTGGTAACTATGAAAAACAATTATTCCTTAACATTACCGGTAACAGCAATGTATTAGATCTTGACCAAACTGCTAATTCAAAAAAGTTTGCTGATATAACGCTAACTGGCAATGGACACAATGTTACCCTCCAACAAAGAGGAGTTGGTGAACATAATGCCACTATTAATTTAACTTACGGTTCTTCAGCAAGTACACTTAACTTAGATCAAAATAGTTCAACAGCTCAAACATACAGTTTAGAACAAACCTGTTATACTATAGGTGGGTGCTCAGCAACCGTTACTCAAAATTAGGATGAACATAGTATGCCGTTAAGTTGGGTTAAAAGAAAATTTCATTCACCAAAGAATCCTCCAGTACATTCCCTGGTGATCTTGAGAATGGTATAACTAACCCAGTTTCTATAGACTTAGATACCCCACAACAGACAACGAATTTAGAATACCCAAAATTAATAAATACTATTATAATCAATCAGGAGTTAGACAAATGGCAGACGACAAAACATTTCATCCAGCGGACACCGACGGTGACGGCAAAGTTTCAGCAGAAGAACAGAGAATGTATTTGGAATTCAAGCGTAAGAAGCTTGAAGATGAAGATGCAATGCGTGATGCTCAAAGAGCAATGACATGGTTTGCATTATTTGGCATGTTACTGTATCCGTTGGCTGTTGTTCTTGCAGTATTATGTGGCTTGGATTCAGCGAGTAAAATCCTTGGTGACATGGCGGCCACATACTTTGTTTCAGTTGCGGCGATCGTGATGGCATTCTTTGGTAAGACTGCATACGAAAGTAAAAATAATACACCACCAGCAAAATAAACTAGTAAATTAGTAGAAAATAAATCCTCTTATTTTATGTAAGGGGATTTTTGTCCATCAATTTAAATATGTGTTGACTTAGTAACACTATTATTGTATAATGTATGTTAACACCAACTTGGAGACTTACATGGAAAGTAAAATCACAACAGTTAGCCCTAGTTTAGATGTAGAAAAAGCAGTAGAGATGGTAGGTGGTAGTCGTTTTGAATTGATCTTGATAGCCGCAACAAGAGCGAGAGAAATTGCTCAAAAACGAAATATTGCTAACGCCGCGGACTCATCATTGAAATTTCGTATGAAACCAAACATTGAAGCACTACAAGAGATAGAAGAAGGAAAAATTGGTCGAGACTATTTGTCTAAGGTAGCAAAAGCAAGATAATTAAAGGAGTAACGGATGTCAGATGAATTCACTGAAAAAGAATGGGAAGAGGCTATGAAGCGATTTTTAAAAGATGGTGGTGAAATACAAAAAATTGAAAGAGGCGTTAGTGGCCGTGAAGAAGGGGTTCCACAGTCAGCATGGGGCCGCCCTAAAAAGAAACCAGATGTACCTAAGGAATAAAAGTTTTATGCTCCCATCGTCTAGAGGCCTAGGACACCCGCCTTTCACGGCCGGGAGAGGAGTTCGATTCTCCTAGGGTGTACCAATTTTAGTTTTGGAAGTGTGGCTGAGTGGCTTAAAGCAACAGTTTACTAAACTGTCGACCGGGAAACTGGTCCGTGGGTTCGAATCCTACCACTTCCTCCAATAAATACGTTATGCTCAAAAAAATATTAATCAGTCCGTGGACAGCCGTCATTACTCTCGCAGTAATCGTTTTCATATCCTTACAACAACCAACGTTCTTAGAAAGTGTCAAGCTAAGATACTTTGACACACTTATTACATCACAACCAGAACAGCAAACGACTATATCAACAGTTAACATTGATGAATCCGCATTAGAAAAATACGGACAATGGCCTTTTAGTCGCGACATCTACGCAGACATAATCCAAGACTTATATGCCAGAGGTGCTGGACTAGTAGTATTCAATGTGCTTATGCCTGAACAAGATAGACTAGGCAAGGACTCAGTGCTAGCTAAAACAATGGAAGAGTATCCAGTAGTACTTCCAAACTTTGGTAGTGACAAAACAAAGAACACGCCACGTAACCCTGGTGCTGTAATGATAGGTGACCCCACTGGCAAAGTAGTTGAGTACCCAGGCATAGTTGCATCAATTGACGAACTAGAAAGCCGTGCATATGGTACAGGAATATCAACAACATTTCCAGAAGTAGATGGTGTCACTCGTAGGATGCCAATGGTTATTAAAAGTGGTGATACTCTATACCCGAGCATGGCATTAGAAGTATTACGTATTCTTGCAGGCGATCCCAGTTTCCAAATCAAGTTCAGTGATATAGGTATAGACAAACTTAGAGTACCTCAGTTTGGAATACTATCCACTGACAGTGTGGGACGTATATGGATTGATTATCAACAACGACCACAATCATACAGTCTAACTGAATTACCAGAAACATTTGATAGTGGTATAGTTATAGTAGGAACAAGTGCTCAGGGTATCGCAAACCCAATAGCAACCAGTCGTGGTGAAGTATGGCCGCAGGACATGCAGGCCTCGGTAATAGCTACCCTAGTCCAAGGTATTAATATACAAAGACCTGATTGGGCTAGTGGAGCCGAACTATTGGCATTGGTAGGAATCAGCCTATTGTTGCTTATACTAAGTCGATGGGTGTATGTGGGCTTAGGTGCTAGTATTGTTGTGCTAGGTGCCATTGTGCCAGCCACAGGCTACCTGTATGCCAACTATCTGATGTTGTTTGATGCGACACTTATACTAGGTGGAGGCATATTAGTTGTGCTACATGCGTACGGTGTTAAGTTTGTTTCTGAGTTCCTACAGAAGCAAGAAATTAAGAAACAGTTTGCTGGTTATGCGTCACCAACAGTGGTGCGTATGCTACAGGAAAATCCTGGACTAATCAAAGACGGTATGAAGCGAGAAATTTCAATTTGTTTCTCAGACTTACGTGGCTTTACTCCGTTAGGCGAGAGCTTTGGGGATGATGTTAAAGGACTTACTAAAATAATGAATGGCTACATGGATGCTATTACACAACCTATACTTGATGCAGATGGCATGGTAATTAAATACATTGGCGATGCCAGTATGCACGTACACAATGCTCCCAACGATGATCCCAACCATGCTAAGAATGCTGTGCAAACAGGACTAAACATGCTCAAGGCAGTAGTAAAATTCAATGATAAAATTGTAGCAGAGGGACGTCCACCAGTTGGCATGGGTGCTGGTATTAATACAGGACTAGGTTACTTAGGTGAAATGGGGTCAACAGCTAGACATAGTTATGATGTACTTGGTGATGCTGTATCAACTGCCGCACGTATTGAAAGCAAGTGTAAAGAATACGGTTGCGTATTACTGGTAGGGCAAGCAACCTACGAACAAACTAAAGATGATTTCTTTTATTTAAAAGTAGATGACTTGGCAGTTAAAGGTAAAACTGTAGGAGTTGGTATATGGACAGTGTTAGATGATGTAGTCAAACCTTATTATACTAGCCAGAAGAAACATCAAGAGATGTATGTTTTCTATCAGGCACAACAGTTTACAAAAGCAAGTACACTATGCCTACAATTGAAGTCGCACTTCGAAGGTAAAATGTCTGGCTATTACGATATGTGGATTGAGCGTTGCGAGTACATGAAAACACAGAACTTACCTGCGGACTGGGATGGAATCTTTCACGCTTCGACGAAATAATATTTAGTAGTTGACAAATTTTAAGTTTGGTGTTATAATAAACCAGTAACATTTAGTTAACATTTACATATATAAAT